AACAATTTCACCCTCACCTAAAAGGTCAATGAACTTAGCAACTGTTCTTGAATTAAGAGAACTTTTTTCATAAAGGTCCCACCTTGTTGAAACTTTACCACCTGAACCATGTATACCGTACGTTTTCTTTTCCATTCTACAACCTAAACAAAGTGTAATTCTCTAAGTAATATTGTAACACAGACATATTAAAAAAGCAACTATCTAATGGTGTAAAAGTAGAAGCAGCTCTTCTTGATTGTTGCCCAGATAAAGACCGAGCATATAAATCTTCTGAATAGGATTGTCTATATAATGAGTTTAATCTCTGTGAATACCAAGTATAAAGTAAGGCAAAAGCACCTCCAGATAGCATTCCTAAAGAAAGACTAGCCCAAACAAAAAGATTAGAGGTGTCTAATATTTTACCAAGGCTAGAGCCTAAGACCGCTTGCATTGGTGTAGTTAAAACCTGCACAGCTTTAACCCAACCCCTCTTCTTAACATAAGTAGGTACATATTCAACGTCAATATCACAAGTTTCACCTACAATAGAATAGGCTTGTCGTAAAATACCAAGGCAATCACCTAATTCTTGTAGAGCCTGGTTAAGAGCACCTTCTGCTACCACATAGCTGAAGGATTCTTTTAAAGACTTTATACTTGATTGCATACTTGATTCAAGAGCAACCATCCTTGTTAAACAAGTCCCTAACTTATCATAAATACTTGGATAACGCCCTGGGTAGTAATAATAATTGCCTCTTTTCTCTATAACTTCAGTAGACGGGTTTGTAATGGTTAAAGCATACGTTAAAGAATAGCCAATTTCATTATTAATAGCATTAACGATTCGCTGTAACATTTTAATAATAGACGATTCTGTTAAGGATGAGTAGTTTCTTTCTGCATAAGTACCAGAAGATACCACAACAGAGCCTACCTTTACCTTTCCATAGATTACAGGAATTGTTGTGCCTTCTTGTCCTACATTTTGTGGTGAAAAAGCGGTCGAATTAGAGTTGTCGTCTGATTGTTTCTTTTGTGGTACATAAGTTAAAACATCTACTAACCCACTTAAGGCTATTGATATACCCATTGGTACAGCGAATCCAGAAAAAGGTGTAAAAGCACCAACAACAGCAATTAAAGTACCAACCGCTACCTTAACCCAACCCTTTTTCTTTTGGTTTGCAGCACCTTTAACCACAGGTATAATATGAAGGTCACAATCACCTAAAGAAAACTTTAATTCATTTTCAGATAGACACTTCTTAACCTTTTTACCTATCTTTCTTATATAATAGTAACCAGCATTAAACGCTTTCATAAAATCTTTATCATAGTTTACAGCAAGGTATTTCACAGCGTCTTCTACGTTACGAATATAGACTGTATGTTCTTTACCAAAGTATTTTGCTAAATCGCCATATAAAACAAGTTTTCTAGCCCGCATATCTTAAAACCTTTTCTGCAAATTTACCCCAACGTTCAATAGCGTCTGTTTTTGATAATTTATCTTCTAAATGGTGCCCAACAAGACCATTTCCTAAATATACACCCGCATGATTTAAAACGGGAGAATTTAATCTAAAAAGAATAACGTCGTTCTTTTGTAAGTCACCTAAACCACGACCGACTTCTACAAAACCTGCGTCTTTATAGTGGTCTTCGTAGTCAGACACTTTGTTATACCAAGCCCTGTATTCTCTAGGATAATTTGGTAACTTTATGTTTAAAACCTGTTTATAATAGTCACGAACAAAACTATAGCAGTCTGTAACACCAAACTTAAATTCCCGACCATATAAAGGAATTTCTTTCGAATCGTCACCAAAAGAAAAGTATTCTTTTAAATGATAATCCCCTAATTTATTTTCTAACACAAAAATATACCAAACCTTTCCAGTGGTTTGTTGAACAATCATATCTTCCTTAGAAGGAATAGCCATACCATTTGTGTGTGAGTGCCATACAATACAATCAAGTTCATTTATTTTACAGCTATCTTCTATGGAAACTTCAAAATTATTAGTAGGGTCTTCCGATATATTTTCAACGAAATAAACTTCGTCGTTATAAATATAGCCACAAGCCTCCTCTGGAGCCTTCTCTTTACAATAGTCAATTATCTTTTTAAGATTTTGTGTTTTCATCGTGTCATCCCTGGGAAACCCCCATACGGTAATTCAGCATTATCGCCAAAACGTTTTTTGCAGTCACTTAAGCGTTTACCACATTTATCGTCTGCAGCAATAGTTGTTGGATTTCCGTCCTTCTGAAAATAATTAGTGCCTGTGTATGGACACTCGGCACACGTATAATCAAACTGACCTCCTTCTGGCAAATCAGCGTTCTCTCTCCAAATTCTATAACGATGTGTACATATATTTCTTAAACAAACCCTCTTGGGTATGTATTTCCCTTCCAAATCTAAAACAGACCTTAATTCCCATTCCACATAAACTTTGTTTTGACTTGTTTTTCTGTTAACAACAAATTCGTCTATTGGAAAATAAGCGTCTGGGTCTGCAGTCTCTTGGTCGTCTAAAAACTTTCTAAAGGTTCTGATACGCCTTACAGTAGCACCAACCAAATCCCCATATTCTTGTAAAATAGAACTTATACCACCCAAAACATTAGATACTTTAATAGTTGGTGTAGGCATTGTACCTTCAGACCCTTTTTCGAAGCCTTCTGCTTCTATCGGGTATAAAGTATAAGTGTATCCACCAAAAATAACAGGACTACCATCTTCTAAGCATTCACTTGTAAAGCGTATAACGTTTTTAACCCCAGAAAGTTCGTCGTTGCTATCTGTATCTGTCGCTAACAAGGTAGAGAAGTCTAATTCATACATAGTAACAATTTTATCAAGAGCCAGGTTCTGTGTCTCAGAACGAACCTTGGCTATGGATTCCATACCTTGTTCTATAATCTCTTCATCTGTTTGGTCTGCCATTTTTTCTCCTAATTGTCAAACACTTGAGATAAAGTTGCTGATACGTCCCAAATACCAAAAGCCTTCGCTACAATGTTTAGAGTGTTCCTTTCTAACACAAATACGAGTTCTTCTTCTAAATCTGGGGGTGTCCACTTAAACGCAGTAACACAATTCGTACCACGTAGGAAGTCTCTTAATATACGCATTCTTGCTGTATCTATATTAGACCACGATACGTTATAAACATATCTGTTATTATTTATACCATCTACAGCCCGCTGATTATAGCCATCACCAAATTCAGTAACAACCACACTTGAATTTTCTTGGTGGGTAAACCCAAAATCTATTCCAATATCAGGTAATGTAAGTTGTGTGCTCATTTGTTACCTCGCATATAAAAGACCACCAGGGCGTTTCTCTTTAGCTAATACCAATAATACAGCATTTTTGACCTTATTGTCAAGTTCTTTTGTCATTCTATTTGTATTCCGTTGACTTGTTTCTGTATCTGTCTCGCCTGTTGTTACATTAATATTAAAGCTCGGAGCGTAATTTAGAGTAGAACCCATTGTGGCTGTTACCCCGAGTCTGCCTTGGCTGTCTCTCTTTAGTGGCATAATCGCTTCTGGTCCTGCTTCTCCCATTAAACCTTTACCTGAACGTGTATTAAACACTGTTGGGCTGTTAACAATACCACCTGTTGCAAACGTTTGCAAACCATTATTCCAAGCACCTCCCTTTGCGTGTGGTCTATAATCAAGAGAGGGGGGTAATAAAACCTGTTCCCCAGAAGCAAGTGTTCCATACTGCTTTGGAACAGCATCCATACCAAAAAACCCGCCAACCAGGCTAGTAATCCCAGTATAAATTGCTTGTTTCATATAATAATGAGCTAAATCTTTAAGCATATCGGCTAAAGTATTCTTGAGGGCATCTTTCATAGCACCCCAGCCTTTACCCCAAGCGTCTACTACATTGTTCATAGTGTTAGTCATAAAGTCAGCAAAGCCATTCATACCTTTTCTACCCATTTCCCAGAAGGTGTCTAATTCAGACTTCATGTCCAGTAAAGCAGTGTCCATACCTTCTTTAAAATTCTCAAAGGTAGAACCAGTTTCAGCGTTCTTTTCTCGTTCTTGTATTTGCTGATTGAGACTATCACGGTATTGTTTTAAGCCCTTAATTCTACCGTCTATAACCCCGTTCATTTTCTTTTCTTGTTCTAAGGCTTTGTTGGTTTCGTCATTTATCTTTAATTGTGTTTCTAATTCTTCGAGTTTTAATTTAATATAGTTTCTTTGTTCTTCCGTTATAGCAGAAACATCCTTACCTTCTTGGGCTTGTGTGTTACTTATAGCGTCCATTAGTTCTTTACGCTTAGCCATAAGGTTACCAGATTCTTGCCACGCTTTTAAGGCTTCTTTAGCAGCGTCGGCGTTAAATACCCGACCTGTTTTCTGGAATATATCCTGAAACACCTTGTCTGTCTTTGTAGCAAGGGAATCGTTATTAACATCTATCTGCCGCTGTAGTTCAGCAATTTTTTCTTGTGCTATCTGTTCTTGAGATAATATTCCCCACGACAATTTATAGTCAGCTAGTAAATCTGCGTATTGCTTCTTTAGTTGAGCAACGACTTGTTGTTGGGTATGTAAATCTAAAGGAGCAACTTGTAAATCAGCGGTAACTTCTACTTCTGCTTTTGTTTTAATAGCACTTTGTGCCTCTGGTGATAATCCACTTATAAGCGGTTCCCATATTTTTCTTCTATCTTCTTCAGATAATTGATTCCATTTATTCCAGTTTTTGAGTGCTTCATTGAAATTATCGTCCAGCCATTTTTCTGGGTCTTTAGTACCAAAAGGTATACCCAACTTGGCATAAGCATAAGCCATACCAATCTCTCTAGCCAACTCTGGCTTTACAGCCATAGAGGTAGCGACCTCATTAATAAAAGCATTATCTCTATTTCCTAATAATTTTATAAAATTACTTTTATCTTTTTGAAATAATTTCTGTAGTTCATTTTCTGCTTTTTCTAATATCTTAAGGGATTCTTTTACGCCACCCGACATAGCCTCTAGTAAATCTTTACTTCTCCTCATAAAGGCTTCCTCAATATCCGCTTTTATAACACCCCTATTAACCGCACTTTCTAAGCCGTCCTTACTTGTTATTTTCCACGACTCTATATAACCATCAAATAATTCACCAAGTAAATTATCTTCTATACCAAGGTCTCTCCCTTTTTTATAAAATTCGTCTACAGTTAACTTCTGTCTATTTGTAACAGAATCTTGAGCTAACTGCATAAGAGCTCTAACTTTACTATAATAAAGTTTATCTATAATCTGTTCAGCATTTAATCCTCTACTTCTCAAATCCTCTGTGTTAGTAAAGCCATAAGCAGAAAAAAAGTTTCTCTGCTTATTAACAGTTCCTTGTGCCCCTGTTATTGCTTCCATAGCACTTTTATAAGTATTAACAATATCAGGTAAATCTTTACTTAAAGCCAACTTGACGGCTTTTAATTTATCTGGTAGTTGTGATAGTTCTGGAAACAAATCTTCTTTTAATTGAGCCTTTCTTTCTCTTTCTTTTGCCCAATTATCAATTAATTTAAAGGCACCCCAAGCAACAACCATGACTGGTAATAACTTTTTAAGGGCTACCCATACCGTTTTTAAAGAAATACCAACTGCTTTAAGTCCAGTAGCTAAAAGACCAGACGATTTAGCAGCTTCTAGTTCAGCACGAGTCATATTTTTAATTTGAGCCGCATAAGAAGCAGAAATACCCTTTCCACCAGACATAGCCCTATAAACCTCATTTACATTTGCAAGCCAATCCTTGCCACCCTGTTGTGCGGCAAGCCATACTTTCTCTAATCCAACAGCTGTCAAATCACCTGTAGCCGACATATTAAAAGAATTAAATACCCGTTCTAAAGTATTTCTGTTAAGAAGCATATTCACCTTTTCTGCAAAAGGCACCAATTTAGCATAGGTAGAAGTAAGAACCTTTTGTACAAGATAAATAGCACTTGTAAATACAGCCAAATTCTTAACAGTACTTACCGTATCTTTATCCATTGTCCGTAAAGATATTGCAAACGATTGCACAATATCAGCCACTTTTTTAACCACTGGACCAACAGATTCACCAACGATAATACCTAATTCAGTAAGTGAGTTTCTAATTAATTTAAGAGCACCATCCATCGTTTTTAACTGAGCGTTAGCCATACGAGCCGCTGTATTCGTATCAGTAATCTTATCCAGCATTTTTTCATATTCACCAGTGGTTGCCGCAATTAAAGTTTTAGCACCAGCCAAGGCTTCACGACCAAACATCTTAACCAAATAAGTATCAGATACCTTTTTAGTACCCAAATCTTTTAAAATATCTTGATAATTACGTAATTGCCCGTTAGAATCCTTAAGAGAAATACCCAACCTATAAAAGGCTTCGTAAGTTTCATTGGTAGGCTTAATTAACCTAATTAAAATGTTACGTAATGCAGTACCTGCCTGCTCACCACGAAGACCTCGATTGTAAAGAATATCCAAAGCAGCTGCTGTTTGTTCAACAGATAGTCCTAATTCTGCAGCAACAGGTCCAACCTGTCTGAAAGAGAACGCTAATTTATTAACTGTAGCCAAGGAGTTAACCACCGAAGCCGCAAATAAGTTTGTAATTCTAGTAGCGTCTTCAGCATTTAACCCATAAGTTCTAATTGTAGAAGCGACAGTATCAGCAACCAAGTCCAAGTTTTCCATAGAAGCCTGTGCTAATTCCAGCACAGCAGGCATAGCAGCCATAGCTTCTTGAGCACTGAATCCAGCCTGTGCCAACATAACCATTGAACTTGCGGCTTCACCAGCACTGTATTTACTTACCAGTGCAAAGTTTCTAGCCGCCGCAGATAGCTCTTTAAATGTTTCGGCAGTACCACCAACAGCAGAATTAACTTTTGTAACCTGTAATTCAAACGCCTTAAATGCACCAACAAAACTTACAAAACTGGCTGCTGCCGCAGACATCTGTGTAAAAGACGCTGCAGCCCTTTGCAGGTCTAGTGCCATATCTCCAAAGTCCATAGTTTGCTTTCTATATCCTGAACTAGGCATTTGCATTCTCCTTTCTAAAGATTTCTTTCTTTTCTTCTTCTATCTTATCACATTCGCCTTTGATATATTCAATAAAAGATATTAAGTTCGTATATAGAGCAGGCTGATTCATAAAACCACCAGCATAAGGCATAGTACCATGAGCCTTGTAAAGGCTATGGGCTGTTAATAAATCATTGTAAAGTGCGGGGTTTTTACGAAAAGCCCGTAAAGGACAGTCAGAACGCTTGTTTTTATCTAAATCTGTCCAATACGGGACTTTCGTATCTTTTGTACAACCCCGTTTTTTCATATCCGACAATTTGCACTTACAACAATCGTAAGTCGGGAATAACTGCTGTCCGATTATTGTGCTTGCGAGTTTTTTAATAGCGTAGCATCCAGTCTGGAGTTTTTATCTACGATAGCCCGCCCTAATTCAATAACCAAATCAAACGGCATTTTATCAATGGTTTCTTTGCTTACCAA